ATCTTATGGTACAGCTACAGCAAAACCTTTAGATAATGTTTTGTTTACAGCAGCCGATGAGCCACTTCCAGAGGGAACATCTATTGGTGATGTAAAAACACCAGGAATTAGACCTCAACATTTAAAAGTTATTACAGATCAAGCATACGGACTTTTACAGCCTAACGACTGGTATGTGGTCAGAGAACAAGAAGCTGGTACAGCTATTCCTGCTGATTGGACTACTTTTAGAGCTAATGTCAGAAGTACAGCAGCAGATATGCAAACAAAAATAAACGCTGTAACAACTGTAGATGAGTTAGCAGCTTTGTATGTTTACAACGATGCTGAACCACCTGTTAGACCATTGGGTGAATGGCCAACTCCACCCGAGGAGTAAAACATGGCGTTACTACCCGTAACTCCACCACCAGGAATCGTAACCAACGGAACTGATTACTCAAACAAAGGACGTTGGGTAGACAGCGATCTTATTCGTTTTCAAAATGGTTCACTTAAACCTATCGGTGGTTGGGAAAAAATTAAAGACACAGCTCTTGCTGGAACTCCAACAGGAATGTATGCCTATAAAACAAATGCAGGTAAGAATGTTTTAGCTGTTGGCACTAGACAAAAGATTTATGTTTTATTTGACAATACTTGGTATGACATCACACCATCAGGTTTTGTAACTGACGCATCAGAAGATGCGCTAGGTTTCGGTGCATATCAATATGGCAAAGAAGATTACGGAGATGCAAGAAGTCAATCAGGTTTATTCTTTGATTCTCAGTCTTGGTCTTTTGATAACTTTGGCGAACACTTACTCTTTTGCTGTGCAAGTGATGGCAAGATCTATAAATGGCGACCAGACGCAGGTTCAGGCTCACCCGATGCAACAGGTATTGTTCTAACGAATGCTCCAATTAATTGTGCTGGTGTATTGGTTAGTAATGAACGACACGTTATAGCATTAGGTGCTGGTGGAGATCCAAGAAAGGTTGCTTGGTCATCAAGAGAAACTACAACAACATGGACAGCAGCTTCAACAAATACTGCTGGTGATTTACAAATACCAACAGGCGGTAAAATCCTAAGTGGTATTAAATGGCAAACAGATATAGTTATCTTTACTGATACAGGTATTGCTAGAATTTATTACGCTGGATCACCTTTTATTTATGGTATTCAAGATGCTGGTACTAACTGTCGTGTAACAGGCCCAAGAACAGTTGTCTCGGCTGGTAACTTCTTGGCATGGATGGGTGAAAACGCTTTCTTTATTTACGATGGTAATGTTAGAGAGATACCATGCGAAACTCACGATTTTGTATATGACAACTTACAATATAACTTTCGCAGGGTTTCATGTGGTGGACATAACTCAAACTTTAATGAAATTTGGTGGTTTTTTCCAACCTCAACATCAACACCTAATAAATACGTTATATGGAACTACGCAGAGAATACTTGGTCTATAGGATCTATGGACAGAGGTTGTTGGATTGACCAAGGTGTGTTTGATTTTCCGATTGCTTGTGATGCAGCAGGGTTTGTGTATCAGCACGAAAGCACAACATTAAGCAACTCAACAAACATTGGTGATGCTGTTCCGTTTGCAACAAGTGGGCCAATCGAGATAGGTAATGGCGATAACTATGTGCAATGTAATCAGATTATTCCAGATGAAGAGGCAAACACCTTACCTGGTGTAACCATTAGTTTCAAAGGTCGATTTACTCCATTAGGCCCTGAACAAGACTTTGGATCATTTACTTTTGAAACAGATGGCTACACAGATGCAAGATTTACAGGCAGACAAGTATCTATGAAAGTTACAGGAAGCACTACACAAGATTTTAAAGTTGGTAATATAAGACTTAATTTACGCAACAGAGGGCGTAGGTAATGGCAAGAAGAGCCTTAACCAAGCCTGGTGAAAATTATGATGCTTCATACCAAAGTTATTTGGTAACAGAAATAGAGTACCGAGATGGTTTAAGTTTTAAAAAAGGCGAACGTATTGAAGCCAATGGTGGCGATCAAACAGAAGTCGTTTTAGTGAGTCCAAATGGAACTAAGTATAAAATCACAGTCGACAATAGCGGAAACCTCTCTACCACCCAAGTTGCGTAAGGAAGACTGGGAAGTAGAGTTTGATAGGCTTGAGCCACATATTATTAGTGCATTAAAGTATCAAGATAGGTATAATCTAAGTGATATTAAAGAAAAAATCAGACAAGGACTTTTTCACATTTGGTCTGGTAAAGATGCTTTTTATGTATCTAGCTTTGGTGAATTTCCTAAATATAGAGTTTTAAACTTATTTCTATGTGGCGGAGACTACAACGAGCTAGAAGAAATGCTTAAAAGCATAGAGCTATTTGCAAAAGAACATGAGTGCAAGTACCTTACTGGCGGTGGTCGTAAGGGTTGGCTAAGAAAACTACAACATCTTGGCTTTGAACAAGAATATATGGTCAAGAAGGAATTATAATTATGGGTTTAGAAACAATCATACCAGCAGCAGTAGGCTTATATGGCGCATCAAAAGGTGGTGGCGATAAACAAACAGTACAAAATACCATTGATCCAGCAACACAGGCTAGATACGATGATTTATATAATAGAGCCAAGGGCATAGCTGGTCAGCCTTTTGTGCCTTATACGGGCGCACAAGTAGCAGGATTTAATCCAGATCAACTACAAACATTTGATTCAACCAGAGGTTCTTTTCAAGATTCTATGTCTTATAACCCAAGAGGGTTACTATCTGACATGGGTACACAACCTTTAAATATTCAATCTTTTCAAAATCCTTACAACACACAAGTCATTGACCAATCTTTAGCTGACTTAGATAGAGCAAGACAAATTAGATTACAAAGCGATCAAGACCGAGCAATCGGAGCTGGTGCATTTGGTGGTTCTCGTTCTGCTTTATTAGAAGCTGAAACCAACAAAAACTTTGCTGATGCAGCAGCTAGAACATCAAGCAATCTTAGACAGTCTGGTTATAACAATTCTCTTAACGCAGCCATGCAAGACAGAAGTTTTAGAAGTGGCATACAGTCAGGATTACTAGGCGATCAATACAGAAACCTTGGTTTACTATCTGGTATTGGAACTCAACAACAAGGTCTGCAACAAGCAGGCATGGATGCTGGTTACAACGAGTTCTTACGAGCTTTAAAGTATGGGCCACAACAACTTGGTTTGTTATCTCAAGCTGTCTTTGGTATGACTCCAGGTGAAACTCAATCTACATCTAATAAACAAGGTATGCTTGGTAGAATTGGTGATGCAGCAGATTTATACGATACTGTTAAAGGATTTTTTTAATAGGTAAACAATGGCAATAAATAATAATATCCCAAACTTATTTCAACCTAGAGTTCCAGGTACAGCGTCTATGCCTATAACATACGACAGCACTCCAAATTTGTTTAACATCGATCAAGATCAAGTTCAACAAGCTATTAATCAAAACAATCAAAACAAGATTAATGAAGAACAAGAACGAAGAAAAAGAGCAGACCAAAGTATGAAGTTGCAACAATTCGCTGATACGATGCGAATGATTAATGCAAATAAATCAGGCAACTATGGAGCTTCTAAAATTTTTTCTGACAGAATTGCTCAACGAAAAGCATTGTTTGAACAAAAACAGAAAGAGGCATTACTAAAAACGCAACAAGATGAATTTGTAAAAAATAATCCTCAGTACAGAAACGCAATTCAATTAAATACATTATTCCCAGGTTTAAAATTACCAACTGCAAAAGACAGAAGAATTGTTGAGGGAGCAGATAAACGCAAGTATTATGCAGACACAGGAGAATTGGTTTTACCCAATGTTAAAGTTCCAATAGATAATGTTGAACAAAACAAAATGATTCTTAGCGAAAGAAAAGAGGTTGGAAAAAATTATAAGCCAGTAAACGAAGCAGTTGTTGGTTATAAAAAACTAGAAGATGCTTTGAAGCAAAAAACTGGAACAGCAGCTTATACATCATTGGTTTTATTTATGAAGAACTTAGATGGATCAGTTGTAAAAGAGGGAGAGGTTGCAGCATTTGGAAGGGCGCAAGGACTTCTTGGCAACATAGCAAAACAAATAGAAGAAACAAAAGGTCAAGGTATGACAGATGAAATGAGAGTTAGTATTCTTAACCTTGCAAAAGCATCCACTAAGCATATGATTGATGGTTACGATGATTATTTGGCTGGTACAAAATCGGCTTATGATGGCATAAACCTTCCTTCTGAATCAATTTTCTCTGGATATAGAATTGATAGAGAAGGTTTAGACTTTGCTCCAGCAACAGTTGACTTTTTTCTACCAAGAATAGAGCTTAAATAACAAAAATGAGTGAAATAGCTGAAACAAAAAAATATGGAAACGTAGTAGTTCCAGATGGCTTTGGAACTGCATCGGATGCTGAACAACAAGCAATGTTACGAGAAGCGTTAGGCATAACATCGAATCAAACACCCCCGTCAGAACCAATGTCAGCAACTAGATTTGCTGGTGGATTATTAGACGAGGCATTACAAGGCTTGACTCTTTATTCTTCCGATGAGATTGGTGGTGCTGCTTCTGAAATTTTAAACATTCCTAAAACAATTTTTACAGATCAGGAGTTTGGTGATTCTTATAACAGAAGGGTAGCTAAAAAAAGACAAGACTATAAAGATTTTCAACAAGCCTATCCAAAAACTGCTGTTACATCAAACATAGTTGGTAGTGTTGCTCCTATAGCAGCATCACTTTTATTAGGTGGCCCTGCTGGCGGAACTTCTACTATAGCTCCAACGCTTGCAAGAACAAAAGGTATTTTAGACAGCTCAAGATTATTAGCTGGCGGAATGACAAAACCTGGCGCTGGATTAGCTCAAAAAACAGCCGAAGGATTTAAAATGGGAACAGTACAGGGAACTTTTGCTGGTGCTGCTAGCAATGAGTCTGATGCTGAAAGCATTGGTGGAGTTATTGCTGATAAAGGTGCTGGTGGATTTGTTGGCGGTCTTGCTGGAGCAGGTATTGGTACAGCATTACCTCCAGTAGTATCGGGTGCGCTTTATGCTGGCAATAAACTGTTGTTACAACCAATTATTAGAACAGCGCAAAATCTTTCAAAAACCAACCCAACATTTACATCAGATGAAATTGTTGCAATAAAAGATATTGGTAAATTATTTTTAAATGACGAAATATCTCCAGAGCAAGTAATAAATCAAATCAAAAAAAATGTTAGCGCAGACAAATTAGAAGGCGTAACTCCAGTTGAGATACTAGCTGACTATGGCGGTGATGCTGTTAAAAGAAAACTAAGAGGAATGAATATTGTTACTCCTGGAACTAAAATTTCTACCACTCTTACTGAAAGAGGAAGTGGAACTGTTGAGCAGAAAGGTTCAAATATATTAGAAGGAGAGCAATCAAACATTCAATCAACAAGAGTGGCAAGTTCCTTAGATGAGTCTACAAAAAAAACAATTAAAACAGAAGGAATTGATCTGGGTGATGGTATTGATGAAATACAAAATGCAATACAAAAAAAACTTGGCCCGTTATATACAAAAGCATTTGATGAAAACAAAACTGTTAGCAATTTAGAGCTTTATAAATTTTTAGAAGTTCCGATAATAAAAAATGCTTACAAGGCTGCAAAAGACGCATACCTATTAGAAACACAAAAATTAAATCCAGGCAAAAGTGTTTCTATAGATGATTTAAATATACCAGACCTTAAAGATTTATTTATTAGAAACTCAGACGGGCAAATTACTGGAGTTACAAAAGAATTACCATTAATGTTTTTAGATCAAATAAAAAGAGCAGCAGATGTAAAAACTTTTGCTCTGAAAACAACTACTGGTTCAAATAAAATAGACGCACGAACAGTCAACCTTAGAAAAGATGTAGCCAATCAATTTAGAGATTTGTTAAAAAATTCTGTCAAGGGTGATGATTATGCAAATGTTTTAAACCAAGCATCAGATAGATTTGCTTTAGGTGATGCTTTTGAGATGGGCGCAAAATTTAGAAAAAAATCAATAAAGCTTGAAACTTTTGAAAAGGCATTTAACTCTTTAAAAACAGACGCAGAAAAAGATGCTTTTAGGATGGGTGTATTTGAAGAAATACTTAATGATGTAAACACAACAACAGACACCACAAATTTAGCAAAAAAATTGCTTGATACACCTGCTGTTGCAAATAAAATTAGGGTTTTGTTCCAAGATATTCCTGGTGGTGGCGAGGCTTTTATTAATAGATTAATAAGAGAAGATAAAATTGCAAGAACCAATCAAACTGTTTTAGGTGGTTCTAACACAGCAGAAAAACAAGTAGATGCAAACAGTATGCTTCAAAACCTATCAGATGCCTTTGTAGCATTAACAGGCCCAACAAGTTCTGCTGGTATTAGAGCTGAAGCAAACTTAACCAACAAAGCACAAAATGTTTTATTTGATAAATCTGGTAGAGAAAGAAGAGCTTTGCTAAACACTATGTTAAGTCAAGATCCTAAAACACAAATAGAGATGCTAAACCTTATGCAACAACTTCAAAGACAATCTCAAATAGAGTCAATGAGAAGTAATTTTTTAAGATCAGGCTCAATAAGAAGTGCATCACCATATTCCGCAGAAGCAGTAACAGGTTTGTTATTAGATAACTAAACCATGTCCAGAAAGACGGAAAGGATTGGTCGTAGTGGCGAGTTCTTGACCGCCTCAGTTCTCTCTCTTTTATCCGATACAGTTTCAGTTATACCACATGGTTCTCATGCAGACATATTGTTTGAGTGGGAAGATAAGATTTATAAATGCCAGGTCAAAACAAAAAGTAAAATAGGAACACATGATAAGGGTTGGCGATTTGATTTCCGTAGAGGATCTCATACAAAAAATAGAAACTATGATAAGGGCAGCATAGACATCTATGCTTTGGTTTCTTTAGAACATCAAACTATCTGCTTTCATCCTTTTTCTTGCGCTAAAACTCAAACTACTATATCGGACAAAATTATGAAAAATCTTTGCTCATTAGACAGTTTTGAAACAGCAATGTGTAAAATAAAAATGGCAACTGTATGACAACCAAAGTGTCATACAAAGATAATTCATTGGTTGATTTAGGCTAGTTATTGGCTTAATACAGCCATTAGGGTGTTTAGCTCAGTTGGTAGA